TTAGTGGTGATTGCCACAATTGGTATTGTTAATAAAGTTTTATATGTGATGATGTACTAATGAGTGGTATGCATTTATTGCCGGTGTATTACACCACAACAAGCAGTAAGAAGCGTAAGGTACGCAAGAAGACTCAAAGTCTACTTGCTGCCGAATGTTCTCATAAAAAGTATTTAAAGAAGATGGGTATAGGCTCTCGTAGCTCAGTTGGATTAGAGCAACGGCCTTCTAAGCCGTGGGTCACAGGTTCGAGTCCTGTCGAGAGCACCATTCCAACTAGTAAATTGGAATTTAGTGTATGTACTAAAAGAGATGATACATATAAGGAAGAGATATCTAAACAATATGTCATAGGTCAGGCATATAATAAAGGTGGATGTCAAGTGTTATCAAAACAAGAACAGAAAGACCCTGCCACAGGCAAAAGGAGATAAGTATGAGAGTTGAAGTAAGAAATAATAATGTTGACGGTGCTTTGCGTATTTTAAAGAAGAAGTTGCAAAGAGAAGGATTCTATACAGAAATGCGAGAACGTGAGTATCACCAGACTAGGAGTGAAAAGAAACGATTAGCAAAAGCTGCTGGTCGTAGGCGTTGTTTAAAGGAATTAAATACAAGGTTTGAGGAACACGGTTATTAATTATGCATGATACTAAAACTTCTACTCCATTAAAACATCAACAGCCATTAGTTTGGTATGTTAAATGGATATCATCAATTCTTATTGTATCTGCAATGATTGCATCTACTAATCAACTATATCCGTATAATATATTTTTACAATTTATTGGATGTTTAGGTTGGTTATGGGTTTCAATCGTGTGGAATGATCGGTCATTGATTGTGGTTAATGCTGTTGCGTGTGCAATATTTATTAACGGATTTGTTATGTATTTTAAGGGTATGTGATTATGGAAAATAAAATAACTACTTCTAAGATTAGGAAGAAACGTAAACCGATGACAGCAAAACAAAAGGTTGCTGCATCAGAACGTCTTGAGAAAGCTAGAGCAGCAAGAGTTGCAAAGAATCCTGATTATGGTATGTCTAGTATTCATGAAAGTTTGCGTGATTTGCCAGATAATTCTCCTGCTCACCCTAATAAAGTTAAGGAGTGGATTAAAACTCAATCGGAACTTGCATCTGGTGAACGTGCTCAAGTAAAACAAAATATCAAGGGTGCTCTTGCAAGGCAACTTATTCATGAAGGATATGTGAGGAATCTAAAAACATACCTAAGAACTGGTGATTATGTTGATAATTTCTATGGTGAGTATCAAGATAAAAAAGTAACTCATAGATGTGTAGCTCAATCATATCATTGGGAAGGCCCAAATAAAGGTGAACCACAACGTAATGTTGGAACATTTTATCCAGATTTAGGTATGGTTTGGGAAAATGGTATGCCAGAATGACAGAAGAAAAATCAGAAAATGTAATCAAAGGCCCTTGGAAGAATAAATCTAAAAGAGAGGTTATTTTACCTAAAGAAGATATTATCGAAATGCAAGATAATCTTATGTTCATGGATAATCTAACAGAAGCTGTTATGGTTCAGATGATACATACTATTAGAGAAAATGCAATTGATGTTGAGGGAGAAGATTTCTTACAAGACATGAGTTTCATTATTGAATGTGTTAGATCAACTTTATATAGAGAGATGGGAACTGTCCATCCAATGGCTAAGATAATGGAAGCATTCACTACGGATGGCCTTGATACCAAGTATCACAATTTACCTTCTATTGAATCCGATGAGGATGATGAATAATGTGGATTGACAATTTTAATTTAAGCAAGTATAGTGATGATACTATTTCGGTAATCGAAAAGTCTATTACTGGTGAATATCATTTAGTTTCTGGCCTGAGTAGTTATAATATTGATAAAGAATTTTTGTTCAAGGAAGAACTTAAACCTTTGGTGATGAAAATTCAAGAGTGTATTAGTGAGTATATCAGGACTCATGAAAAGTTGGAATTCGACTATGCATCAGAATTAGAAGCCTCAGTTATATCATCTAGTTGGTTCAATATATTAGGTAAAGGTCATAAGGTTGATCGTCACCGCCATGTTGATTCTTGGGACGATAGAGAAGGTAGTGTAGTAAGTGGTGCATATTACCCCTACGTTGATGAAGGTAGTGCGCCACTTGTCTTCACATTTCCAGAAAAAAAAGTTATAGAGATGCCATGTTCCAGTGGTTCTCTAGTAATATTTCCAAGTTGGCTTGACCACCATACTCTTGAAAATAAAACCGATAAACGAGTTACCGTAAGTTTCAACACTGTTAGAAAGAGTGTTGCACTTGAAATGAAAGAAAATAATAATGATTCTAGTTGATATGAACCAAATTTCTATTGCGAGTGTTATGATGCATTTGCACCTAACAAAAGCACCAAAGGTAGATGAGAGTATGGTTCGCCATATGATCCTTAACTCTCTCCGTATGTATCGTGAGATGTTTTTTGAAAAATATGGTGAGTTAGTAATCTGTTATGATTCTAAACACTACTGGCGCCGAGATTACTTCCCGCAATACAAAAAGAATCGTAAGAAAACTAGAGATAATTCTGGCCACGATTGGGATGCGATATTTGATTGTCTTAATAATATCAAGAGTGAAATGATTGAATTTATGCCTTATAAGGTTCTTGAGGTATATGGTGCAGAGGCTGATGATATTATCGCTGCATTGTGTGGTGAGTTAGAGTTTGATAATGGTAAGACGCTGATTTTGTCTGGAGATAAGGACTTTATTCAACTACATAAATACAAGAACGTTACTCAATACAGTCCTGTCACTAAGAAATATGTTGGTGGGATTGATCCAGATGAGTATCTATATGAACACATTTTGAAGGGTGATGTTAGTGATGGTGTTCCAAACGTTCTTTCCGTAGACAATACATTTACTGATGGATTGAGACAGAAACCATTAGCTAAGAAGAAGATTGTAGAGTGGGCAGGGCCCATGTGTGAACAATTTTTACCAAACGATGAGGTGAAAAGAAATTACCAGAGAAACAAGAAATTGATTGATCTGAGGGAATCGCCAATTGAACTATTATTGGAATGTATTAAATCATACCATGATGCTTCAAATGGTGATCGTAGTAAACTACTAAATTACTTTATAGAAAAGAGATTGAAAAATCTCATGGAATCAATAGGAGATTTTTAATATGACACCGCTAATTTCAGAAGTTTTGAGTAAAGTTGCCAAAGCTAAGACCAAAGACCAAAAAGTTAGAATTTTACGAGAAAATGATACTTCACCATTACGAATGATTTTGAAAGCATCATTTGACCCATCTATCGAATGGGAACTGCCTGAAGGTGAAGTCCCTTATAAGGTGAACGATGCTCCAGACGGTACTGAGCATACTAATCTTGCACATGAGTCTAGACTCCTGTTTCATTTCATTAAGGGTGGTAATCCTAAGTTGAGTGCTCTCCGCCGTGAGAATATGTTCCTTCAGTTACTTGAGGGGTTATCTGAAGAGGAAGCAGAGATTCTTATTGCTGCTAAAGATGGAGCTCTTCATAGGAAGTATAAGGGATTATCTGATGCTGTGGTTAGGGAGGCGTTTGGTTGGACTGAGGAATATATGCAACCAGAACCGACTGAAATCCTTGAAGGTCATGAAGCAAGATTTTAAACTTTTTTGAGAATTCTTTAAAATCAATGACTTAGTGGATCATTATTAGCTTGACAAACATAAATTAGTATAGTATACTGTATGTATGATGAAAAATAAAGGGGTTTTTTATGGTTAACGTATATATAACTGGTGGTCTAAAGAAAGACCGTGAACTAATAGATGATATTATTTGGTGGTGCAAGGATATGTTGATGCCTCGCCATCGTGTGTTAGACATTGAAGTTAATCTAGTAAAAACCTTTGAAGAGGGTGCTGAGGGGTTCTGTTATTGTGGCGATGATTATCGTGATTTTCATATTGAAATAGATCATCGTCTAAGCAGAACAGTTAGTAAAGAAGAATTTATAGAAGTTATTATTCATGAAATGATTCATGTTTGGCAAGGTAAAACTAATCGTCTTGTAGATAAATTCAAGGGTGGTTCTTATAAGCAAATGTGGATGTGTAAGGACGGTAAGTATCGTAATTATACTAAAACTAAATATGAAAAACAACCTTGGGAAGTAGAAGCGTATAAAATGGCTGGACCACTAACAAAACATTATATGGATCAAGAGATATAGAAGGAATCAAAATAATGGGATTTACCGAAGCAATAATTGCTGGTGTTCTTATGTTGATGCCTGCGACAGCAGAAGCATCTACTTGGAAAGAACAATCAATAGAGTGTCTCGCATTAAATATGTATCACGAAGCTAGAGATCAAGGTATAGCAGGGAAACTTGCTGTATCGGCTGTCGTACTTAATAGAGTAGGTGATAAACGATTCCCCAATACAATTTGTGAAGTTATAAAGCAAGGCCCTACCGTAGAAAGTTGGAAGAAAAATGGTAAAATTATACCTGTTCGCCACAAGTGCCAATTCAGTTGGTACTGTGATGGAAAAAGTGATAAACCTAAAGATAAGAAAGAATATAAAAAGACCCTTGACTTATCTAAAATGATAATGGATAATGCCGTACAAGTAATTGACATTACAGAAGGTGCATTATTCTATCATGCTGATTATGTCACACCTTCATGGGCAAGGATTAAACAAAAAACAACAGAAATTGGGGATCATATTTTTTACAAATGGGAAGAAAAATGACCAATGATATTATATCACTTACCGATTTGATAGAATCTAAGCTCAAAAAAGAACAAGAGATAGAATACTACAAAAAAACTTTAGAGGTATTAGAAAAAAAGATTGGTTATTTGGGTAAAGAAGTTTCAATTACAAATTTAATAATTAATATGATTGAGCAAGAAAGAGTATTGACTTTGGGTGAGAAAAAGAGTAAACTTATAAAATTAGAAGATAAGGTAAAAAAATGACATTTGATGAATACCAAGAATTTGCACGATCAACCGCAATATATCCAACCACATGTAAGGTGACATATCCTACACTTGGTTTGTGTGGAGAGGCTGGTGAGGTTGCAGAGAAAGTTAAAAAACATATGAGAGATGGTAAATCTCTTGATGGTGTAGGGTTAGAACTAGGTGATGTATTGTGGTACATCTCAGCACTTGCTGATGACCTTGGTGTAACACTTGAAGAAGTTGCACAGGCGAATGTAGATAAACTAAAGTCTAGGATGGAACGTAATAAGATTAAAGGAGATGGCGATAATCGATGAAGGTTAAGTATTTTCGGCCTGATATTTTTGAGATAGATTCCTTTCTAGAAAATAAAAAAATTGATCCTATTATTAGGTCATTTAAGATATTGACAAAATCATATATCCATGTAGATAGAGTAGGTCTATTCAATCCATTCAATATGATGTATGACCCAATTCCTTCTGTCGGAAAATTCAACAAAACATTTGAAGATTGTTGTATGGATGCCGCAACAGATTTATGGAAGTTGGGAAAACCAATAGAATTATTTTGGAGTGGTGGAATTGACAGTAGTGGAGCTTTGATAGCACTGCTAGAAACTAAATCTGAATCAGACATTTTAAATATACGATACACTAAAGATTCTATTGTAGAGTTTCCTACAATGTGGGAAAAATTAGTAAAGGATAGAAATGATCCTTTACCCCATAAAAAAATGTTAGATGAATCTTTGTTTGAAAATGATGGTATAATAAAAATTACGGGTGAGTGTGGAGATCAGCTATTTTATAATAAATATATCAACGGCGCTACTGATACTCAAAGCAGAATAGACAAGCTTAATGACGATTGGGAAAGTATTTTTACATGGAACCAATTAGATTTTAATAGAGGAGCACATTTTTTATCTCCGGCTGTTTTTGATAAAGAAAGAAAAAATCTAGCTGAGATACTATTTTCACATGTGGATACTGCACCTGTAGAAATTGTTACTATATATGATTTATTATGGTGGGTTCAATTTTGTTTCAATTGGCAAGATAGAGATAGTCGAGTCGTACTTACATATACAACAACTCCTCATTGGCAATCGACTCTTAGTTTCTTTAATACTGAAGATTTTCAGAGATGGGCAATAACCAATCGTAATGGAACATATGGAAAAACTTCGCAAACACAGAAACAACCAGCTAAGGATTATATAAACAGATATATAAAGGATGATGACTACAATAAAAATAAATCAAAAGAAAACTCTTTGATTAATATATTAACAGGTTCCACAGATGAGGAATATACATTTGAGTTTAGGGAGAGAAGGAGAAATAACCCAAAAGCTATAAAACTAGTTCTTGAAGACGGGCAATCTTGGAGAAGAAATGAGAAAGTACCAGACGATATTTACAAATCTATTATTACATAAGGAAATAGAATGAAACGATTAATTACAGCTGTAACACTTGCAGCATCACTCATAACATTTACAACAACTGCACATTCAGAAAATTTTAATTATATTGTTGGTGCATCTGTAGATGGTGGCCAGGCAAAATGGGCACAACAATTAACAAAACAATGGAATAAGTTTTTAAAAAATTACGGTCATACTGTATCTTTGAGATATATTAAACAACAACAGGGTAAGAAGGCTCTTACTGAATTTGCAACAACTTATAAAAATGACCATACAGTAATATTACAACCAAAGGGAATAACTGCATGGGTTACAACTTCTGGCGGGTGGAAAGGATATGATCCTAAAAATAACGTTCCAATTGCTGGCCAACTAAATGGAACATTTGTTTTTGCAAAAACTAAACTTCCAGATATTCCAGCAACTCATGTTGGTGGCGGTGCAGAAACCATTTTAGATGTAATGGCTATGGTTGTAATGATTTGTGGTCCTATGGAACTATCGGAAACCTTACAATGTCAAAAGGAAAAACTCCGTCTTGTTTATGGATGGAAGGGAAGTGGTCAACGTAGGAAAGCATATCTATCTAACGATATTCAAATAACAAGAGATGGGTTTCAACATATGAAAAAGACCTATAAAGATGAATTGAAGTCTGGTAAAACTAAAGTGTGGTTTTCTCATGGAATTGCTGATAGCAAATTAGGGATGATTGCTGACCCAAATCATCCACATACTTTCTTTGATAAAGTGTATTATAAGAAATGGAACAAATTGCCTTCTGGTGATTATTTCAATGTTTACCGACAAACTTTAATGTTTCGTTCTGGATTTGGTAAACATATTGTAGTTCAAGCTAATAATCCACACTACTCAGACCTTGTTAATTCTTTTAAAGATATGCTTGGAGATAAGGGTGCTAGAAAGGTTTTAGATAAAAAACTTGGAGTTTACCCTTGGACAATTGGTAAGTCAACTGAAGAAGTTCATAACATGGTTTGGAAATCTTTAGATAAGAAGAGTTTAAATAATATGGAAATTATTCGTAGAACTTTTAAGGAAAATACCAATATAAATCCAATGTTAACGTTTGATTAAATGGAACTAATACTCCAACAGTCTGTTTGGATTCAATGGGCCCTCATGCTTACACTTGGTTGTTTGTATGGGGGTCTTATTGGGTTAATTCCATCAGCAGGGCCTGGCAAAGCAGTTATTCTTCTTTATAGTGTCATTGCATTTTTTGATGTCGCTGGTGGAGAATATCTCTTTGTTTTATTCAGTATTGCAACGGTAGTATCTTGTTCTATTGGAGATTCGTTTGCGGGGGTTCTTATAGGTATTCCTGGCGAAAGTGGCGCTGCAGCTACTATGGTTGATGGGTTTCCACTTGCAAAAAAAGGGAAAGCATCTTATGCTCTATCCTCTGCAATATTTTGTTCAACTATAAATGGATTATTGTTTGGGGCAATAGGATTTTCTTTGTTTCCTTTTTACAAAGAAATAGGGGGTGTTATAGGAATACCAGAAATAGTTGGTTTGATATTTACCTCTTTTGCTTTGATTTCTGTTGTAACTACTAAACATACAATTAGAAGTTTGACTGCTATTTTTGTTGGTTGTTGTTTAGCAACTATTGGTTATGGACCAGATGGAATGGGTCTAGCTAGAAATACTCTTGGTTGGGAATATCTTGAAGATGGTATAAGTCTTTTAGTTCTTGGTGTAGGATTATTTGCATTACCAGAACTTATCCAAGTATTAAAAGAAAAAACAGAGTGTGTTTATATTGACAAGAAGTTACACAACGAACAGACTTGGCAAGGAATAGTATCTGTATGGAAACATAAGTGGTTAGCTCTTATGGGTGGAATTATTGGTTGGATAACTGGGTTGATACCATCAACTGGTGGCGGTATAGGGGATTGGGCTGCTTATTCAGCAACTGTTGGTGTGTGTAAGGGGGAGAAGTTTGGTGATGGTAATATTAAGGGTATCATAGGTTCAGAAGGTGCTAATAATTCTGGCAAGATTGGTGGACTATTACCCACAATTATGTTTGGGATACCAGGCAATAAAATGTATGCGTATCTTATGGCTCTATGGGTTTATCTGGGATTTGAAGTTGGTTCAACTACTTTATTAGAGGATACTAAATTTATAGACCATTTGTTCTGGGGATATATGTTAGGAACTGGAATATCTGGATTTCTTATGATTTGGTTTGCCAGACATGTATCTAAAATACTTTATATAAACCCATTATATTGGGCTATACCTATGATGGTTTTAATCGTTTGGTCGGTGTTAGCAAGTAATGGATATATTAGTTTATGGGAAGATATCTTTATGTTAATTTTATTTGGTTTGTTGGGGATGATAATGAAAAATTATAAGTTTTCTCGCCCAGCCTTTCTTATGTCTTTTATATTATTTCCAAGAATAGAAAGTTCTTTAATACAGTTGCAAGGATTACATTTTTACAACGGGGTATATATTACTAATAGTATTTGGTATGAACATCCTATCCTAACAGTTTGTATAGTATTAAGTGTTTCATTGATCTTATATGGACTTTTGAAAAAAGATAGGAGTATGGATTATGCATAATATTAATTTAACACACAAAAATCTAAGCAATCAAACTTTTAAAGAAATTGATTTCTCAGATTCCACATTCAATGATGCTGATTTATCCAATTCAACTTTCATCGATTGTTTGTTTAAAGAAACTTATGGTGATCACACTAATATGCGAAATTCTAAGTTTATCCGTTGCACCATGCGAGAAGCTATATTTTTATATGCTGATACTTCTAATGCAACCTTTCAAGATTGTAATATGTATCGAATAAACTTCAAAAAATCAAGGATGCATTATACAAAATTTACTGGTGAGACAACATTACGCATGTCAAATTTTAGAAACGCTGATTTACTGAAAGCAGAGTTTGGATTAGAAGTAATTATTTTAGGAACCCAATGGAGAGGTGCCTCTCTTTTGGGGAGTCAAGGACTAAGTAAATATATGATTCAAGCTAATCATAAATTTGATATAGCTGAAGACAATGAAAAACTTTATATGTTCAAACTCATAGATCATAATTGGGGTGGACCGTTTCACGGTGGCATCAAATATGAGATTGGTGGAACTTATACAGAAGATAGAAGACTACATGTTGAAGAGACAGACCCTTGGGCATTACATGGCCCAGGCCTTGCAGTAGCTGATTTGGATTGGGTGATAAGGGAATGGGTAGCAACTGGTATGAGCTTTGATTGGCATCTTCTTAAAGTGTCATTTTATAAAAAAGATATTAAGGTCAAACCTTATAATAAAGACGGTAAAATGCAACTTCATAAAATGACAATTGAGAAAGATATTAAATTTGAAGATTTGGGTTTTGTTAGACCCGAAATAAAACTCCATCACGGCGATTATGCATAAAATAAATACAAATAGACGCTTGACAAATCCTATTGAGTGTAGTATACTTAGTTATAGTCAGAAATGAAATAAAGGTTTTAGAAGATGAAACATATTGAAGTATCGTTAATGGGAGAAAATGAATTATCTATTGATGGCCAAAGCAAACCAGATGGAAATATAGAAATTCGTGAATTTGAAGATGGTGAGTGGATGGGTGGCGGTTATGCTACCTATGATAATCTCGTAGAGAAAGTGAAAGAGGCGTTAGAAGATAATGGTTAAGAAACCAACGATTAAAGAACTTGAAGAACAGATATTCGACTTAACTTTACAGGTTGAATTTCAATCTGTAAAGATTGAAACTTTAGAAAGTTTCAACGAAACTGCTGCAATTAGTATCGAACAACTTTGGGAATTAGTAAGAGACTTGCAAGGATTACCTGTTCCAAATGGTGCAAATGATGTGGATTTGAGGGATTTAGTATGAATATTTTTTATTTAGATAAAGACCCTGTGATTGCAGCTCAGATGATGTGCAACAAACACGTTGTCAAAATGATATTAGAAAGCGCTCAAATGCTTTCAACTACACATCGTGTTTGTGATGGTGATACATATGCAGATGAAGTAGGTTTGTACAAGTTGGCTCATAAGAACCATCCTAGTACGAAATGGGTTCGTAGTAATCCTTTTCATTATCTGTGGTTGTATCATCATATGATTGGTCTTATGAATGAATACACACACAGATATGGTAAAGTTCATGCTACAGAAAGACTTAAATCTAGCCTCAAACCAGTTCCTAAACAGATGTTAGCAGAAACTTTTACTGATTTTATTGATCCACCTCAGTGTATGCCTGAGGAATGTAAACAAGATGATACTGTGTTTGCATATCAAACTTACTATATAGTAGAGAAGTCTAAAATTGCAAAATGGTCTAAACGTGAAATACCAACATGGTTTATAGGGGGGTCTGATGGTAAGAGAGAGTCGGTCAAATTGGGTGCTTAGAAGTATGAGAGAATCTAGAGAAACATCACTAGAAGAACGCAATACTTCATTTGTTTCAAATTTAAATGAAAAAAATTATAAGTCGTTATTATATTCATTTAATGAAGATGAGATTATAAACTTATCGAAAGAAAATAAAACTCTTTGCTACAATATAAAAGAATTACAGAAACAGCTGCAAAACGCATATATACGTATCAAGGAATTAACCAACGATACAAAACAAATGGAACTTTTTTGATGCCAACTTACAAATTTCATGATAAAACAACAGGTGAAGAGTGGGAAGATTTTCTTACTATGGGTGAACGAGAGGAGTTTCTTATAGACAACAAACACATCAGGCAAGTACCTGTACCGTTTGCTTATACAGGAGATCATATCATGGGCGTAGGCCCAAAGACTGATGCTGGATTTGAAGATAGAATGTCACAAATTGCAGATGCTCATCCTGGCAGCCCTCTTGCATCTAGGTATAAGAGTAATGAAACTCATGCACAGATTAACGCAAGGAATGTGGTAGAGAAACATAAAAAGAAAAGGCCAATAGTTTCTTGATTTAATTTAGTTTTCTTAACTACATTTTAACCCCTTGTATGGTATACTATTAAGATAGGAAATCATACAAGGAAGATGAATGAAAAAGAAACCAGTTATATTGGTAGATGATAAGATAAAAATACCAGCTTGGTATTGCTTAAAATACGAAACTTTATATCGAAAAGTAGAACCAGATATAAAATTAGTTAGTGAAATTAAGATAGATTTAACGATATGATATATAAGTATATGGTACAGGCGAGAAATACAAACTTCAGCACAGATGCACAGCATCTACGCCAGCTGGGAAGTCCCTCCGCCTATGTACCAGAGGGGGAGTCATTTAACAAACTCCCCCTCACCTTAATTTTTATGAAAGAAAAGTATAATGTCAACAAAGAAAAATAAAGAAATTAATAATAGCAATCTAGTAGCAATAAAACCAATTACAGATAGTCAAAAAGGAGTTTTTGCTTCTTGGAAAAAAGATAAGAATCAATTTCTTTTTGGTTGTGCTGGTACAGGAAAGACTTTTATTTCTTTATATTTGGCACTACAATCAGCATTGAATTTAGAGAGCAAGCATGATAAAGTAGTTATTGTTCGTTCTTTAATTCCTACAAGAGAGATTGGATTTTTGCCAGGCGATGAGGAAGATAAAGCTGCACTCTATCAAGTACCATATCAAAACATGGTGCAGTTTATGTTCGAGCAACCTAATGAACAATCTTTCAATAATCTGTATGACCGCCTCAAAGGACAAGGCACTCTACACTTTCTATCAACCTCTTTTCTAAGGGGATTGACATTTGATAATACTGTTGTTATAGTAGATGAATGTCAAAATATGAACTTCCATGAGTTGGATACTATCATTACGAGGATTGGCCAAGATTCTAAAATTATCTTCTGTGGTGATTTTGACCAGACTGATTTACAGAGAACAAATGAAGTAAATGGCTTACATAACTTCTTACGTATTCTAGAAGAAATGGATGAGTTTAATTGTACAGAATTTACGATTGGTGATATTGTTCGTTCTGGTTTTATTAGAAGTTATTTGATTAATAAAATCAAGCTTGGAATTGGTATGGATTGATGAAGCACACACAACGTCAATGGGATAGAGATGTGGGTATAGGGTTAGTTCCTGGCAAATACAAATACAATTGTCCTAAGTGTGAAGATACTGGCGTAATACCTTTTCATGAATTAACTTCAGATACTAAGAAAATAATTCAAAAGAATGTAGCTAATAATGAAACAACAACTAAATTAACAAAATGTAATGAATGTGTAGGAGAAAAAATATGAATATTGAAAGATTAAGAGAACAGTTAGAAATAGATGAGGGTGTTAAATATGAAATATATAAAGATCATCTTGGTTACCCTACTTTTGGTATCGGCCATCTTATTTTGGATTCCGATGCTGAACACGGACAAGATACAGGAACCGCCGTTAGTGAAGAAAGAGTCAAAGAAGCCTTCGAAGCCGATCTCGTTTCAGTCTTGTCTGACTGCGAATCTCTCTACGGAGATTTTGGAGATTTGCCAGAAGATGCTCAGGAAATAATTGCTAATATGATATTCAATATGGGTCGGCCTCGTTTGTCTAAGTTCAAAGGAATGAAACGTGGTGTTGATGCTCGTGATTGGAACGCAGCTGCTGATGAGATGGTAGATAGTGCTTGGTATCGTCAAGTACCAAATCGTGCAAAACGATTAGTAGAAAGAATGCGTAAAGTATAAGTGACTTGACAAATCTAAATAAATAAGGTATAGTTATATAATGTTTAATCATATGAATGTGGAGTTGCCCCCTATAAGCGCAACAACAACTAATGGTGTTCGTCTTTATGAAACACCAGAAGGAAACAAGTATCCTTCAATCACAACTATTCTATCAGTCCGTAATAAATCTGGATTGGTGGAATGGCGTAAACGTGTAGGCGAAAAGACTGCAAACTACATTGCTGGTAAGGCCGCTGCAAGGGGAACTAAGGTTCACCATATGTGTGAGGATTATCTCAACAATGAGAATATAGAGCACCACCAAAAAGATTTTTTGCCTTGGTGTTTGTTTAATCAGTTAAATAAATTATTTATCAATATAAATAACATTCATGCACAAGAAGCTGGACTCTATAGTGATAAATACAGAGTGGCTGGTAGAGTTGATTGTATTGCAGAATACAATGGCATACTATCTATCATAGACTTCAAAACATCAACCAAAGAACGCAATGATCAATGGAATGAAAACTATTACATTCAATGTGCAGCTTATGCAGAGATGTATGGGGAAAGAACAGGTACAGAAATAGAGCAGATTGTTATTCTATGTGTAACTGAAGATGGTACTGTACAAGAGTTTGTAAAACAGAAGTATGATTACCTTGATGCGTTGGAAGAAACCGCTTCTGAATGGAGAAAGAAAAATGAAACACCTAGTACAAGTAATGGCGGTGTTTCTGTTAATGGGTTGTCAAACCAACAATAATATTCCCAAAGACACAATATCGCCCGCACCAATAACAGAATCTAAAAAACCAGAC